TAGAGATTGGCCGGGAATAGCGGCTACCATTAAGTCTACCATTTTTATTGTACCTTATTTAGTAAATCCAGCGCCAAAGTAAAGTCCTACAATGGCTGATACGATGTGTGTGTCTAGGGGTGTGATCACAAAGCCTCGTGCAGATACCCACATAGTACTTTCAGCGGGGCCAAACAACCAGTTCCAGAATCCACCATTCATTTCAGTGTACCCTACTATGACAGTAACTTCAGGATACCACACTGCTACTAGCTTTGGCAAGACAATAATTGCGAAAACTGCAGATAATGCGATTATTCTTCTAGTCCAAGCAAAGTGTTTATCTGTCTTACCGTGTTCACGAGCCTGACTTGCTGCACCTATCAATGCCCTCTGTTGTTCAGCCTTCTGTTTATTAGACTGACCCCAGATAGACATTACTCCCCCCAACACTGTTGAGAAGAGCATAGTGATAAGTTCTAGAGGTAAGCCAAACATATTTAACTATTTACAACAAGTTTCATAAGATCATCATCCGTAGCACTCTTGGCTACATCTATACCTTTGTTATCAAGAAACTCTCTAGCCTTTTTTCTGGATGCTGGGCCAAAGTCACCGTCAGCAACCGTTCCTATAATACGTTGTATTGCTTTAATCGTAATAGGTGTAGCTTCTACAGGTTGGTCTGTAGTCTCACTTTTTCTATCAAATATGTAAGACTTACCATCGTACTTTTTATTACTATCTGCATTACCAAACAAGTGATTACCAATAGTTAGAGTACCACGCTTACGACCTTTCATACTACTTAACCAATCAGGTTTACTAACTTTTTCATTTACATAGTGTGTTGCACCATCTGTAGGGTCTTCATAGCTACCTTGCAAGATAGCACTAGCGGCTCTATATGAATCCTCACTTGCGCGAAGTTTCATCATATCTTTACCTTGCTCACCTTTTGCATAACCTGTCCAAGAGTTCCAAGGGGAAAACTGCCCTCTTCGTAAAATAACACCACGAATGTCCTTACCATAACTACCTGATGCAGCACGGTTGGCAATAGTTGCACCTACTGCAACCTTACCTTCGTAAGTTTCCCCCCTAGCTTCTGCCTCAATAGTACGTGCTAATATCTCAAGCTCTGACATTTCATCTGGAGTATTGTAAACTTTGTACTCAGGTACTTTAAAACCTACTGGTTCTAGTCCTTCTGGTCTAGCTTTAGGACGTTTATTACCTCTAGGGTCAGTCATAATACCTTTAGGCTTCTCTAGCATCTCATTACTACGATCATCTATACTAGGTGTATCAACAGGCGCTGGGCTGTCTGCCATCTCTGGCTGTTCACCTCTAGAGACAGGTGTGACCATAGGCTGAACTACATCCTGAGCCTTCCTAGCGTTGTTCATCATAGTCAACTCAGAACCCCGCATATCAGCACCACTAAACATAGCAGTCCTAGCTGTATCTGACATTTGCCCTATAGGGGGTCTAGTAGCTTCCATCAGAGCGCTATTGATAGCTTCGTTCATCTGCTCATCTTTGTAGAACATATCTAAACTATCTAAGTAGTCTTGGATAAAGCTAGACTTTACAGGTGGAGCTTTCTTCATACTCTTCAAGTCATACTGGTCAGCCTGTAGACGAGCAAAGTCCTCTAGCATTTTTTGATTTTCATCTTTAGCTTCTACAGGTTTAGGCTCTGTAGGTCTACTAATTATGGACTCTGTGGGTGTAGCCTCTTCTGGCTCTGGAAGAACTTCTTGCAGAAAGCTTAGGGCATCAAAGGAAAATTGTACTTCGCTCATTTTATCTATCGTCCTTTTCACCAGTAAGGGGGTTCCTACCTCTGAACTGATTACCCAAGTAACCCTCGACAACGGCACCGCCAAAGTTACCAAGAGCACTCCAGAAGCCAGAAGATTTAGCAGCACTTGCTGCCTGTTTAGCATCATCTGATGATAGTTGCGCAATAGCAAGCTGGGTTGCTCTATCGGCATCATTATTAGCAGACTGCCAAGCATAGCTCATCATATCCCTAGTCTCTTGCATCATAGCACTAAATGCTAGGGCTGTCATATTAGTTGCAGCCGCTGCATCAGCACGATTAGCTTCATTGGTTGCTGCAGTATCTATAGTGGCAACTGTTTGATACCACGCCGCATTAGCTTGCTCAATTATAAGCTGGTTACCAGCATTAAATCTTTCACGCTCATCTACCATCTTCTTATTGAACTGCTCAATAGCGTTTGTTTCACCAGCATTAAACCTATTCTGAGCATTAGCTTGTTCAGAGTTAAACATACTAAGTGATGAACTCAGATTATCATAGAACTGGTCAACCTGTATCTGATTAGATGCGTTAAACTGTTTAGCCGCATTCTCAGCTGCTTGGTCAGACAACAAAGCATTAGCACGTTGTTGAGCCTTAAACACATTAGTCTGTTGCTCATTTTCTAAGTTCTGCATATCCATCTGTAGGAATGCGTTAGCTTGCTGTATAGCCGCCTGTTGACGGTTGTTTAAATTAGCTGTGTCCATCTGAGTCATTGCTGCAGCATCAGACAACACCTTAGCATTAGCGGCATCTAGGTTAGCTAGATCTACTGACTGAGCTAGACGGGCATTCTCCAAAGCAATCTGTTGCTCTGCAGTAAAATTCATATTAGCTATGTCAGAGATCTTAGCTGCATTAGCTACACGAGTCTGAAACTCTTGGTTAAACTCTAGGTTGAGAAACTCAGCACGTTGCTGTGCAGCAAACATAGCAGACTGTTGCTTGTTAGATAAATTCTGTAACTCAAAGCTTGCTGCAGTCTTAGCATCCTGAGAAGCAATAGGAATAGCACTCTCCATTGCCGCCTGTACAACAGCCATACCAGCCATACTAGAGGAGCTAAGACCCCTAGCCGCTAGTGCCGCTGATGCCGCTCTCATAGCTCCCGCAGCCCAAGCTGGTGGATTCTTACCTTCAAAGTCTTCCATAAGACCGCTTAACTGGCCTTGAACTGTAGCATCAGAAGAGGGTGCGCCTGTAGCCGCCTCAAAGCTTGTCTCTTCCTTGACACGATCCATATCGACAGAAGATCCTGAGATCATCTCACCGTCTTCTACTTTACGCTTATCGGGAGCTTTAACTGTTTGTGCGGCTGTAATCTGTGCTGCAGTTAAACCTAGTTGAGCTAACTCATCAGGGTTCATAGTCGCAGCTTTAGCTAGAGCCTCATCGCTAGGTAGTCCAGTTGCTGCAGTTAAAGAATCTAAAGTTTTCTGAACCTCATCTGTAACTGTAGTAGCTTCAACAGTAGGAGCAGGTTTCTTTTCTGGAGCTACAACGTCTGCTTCTGTTTCCGCAGTTGTTGCAGTTGCCTTCTCAGCATCTCCAACCTCACCAGTGCCCGTAGTAATGGTTTGTTTATCATCTGTGGTAATCTTCTCTACATCTGTCTTAGTAGTTAAAGACTCAGGGTCATTTACCGCTGTAGATGTCATCTCTACATTAGAAGGCATCTCAGTGGTTTTAAATGAAGTCTCTGTACCTTGAAGAGCTTCCTGAGCATTTCTTAATCTAGTCTCAGCCTCAGTAACCTTTGTTACTAGAGATGTATCTTCTGGGTTAGCTGCTTGAGCATCTCTAGCGGCCTGTAAAGCTTCTTGAGCATCAGCCACACGTTTCTGTGCGGCATCTAGTTTAGCTTGCCCACCCTCATTGAAACCTTTCACATACATACCATTATTAGCTTTAACTGGTTGAGGGTTTAAAACACGCATAGCTTGTTCTGTAGCATTACCTAGTTTAGCTTGATAAGCAGGATTAGATGCAATAACTCTACGTTGTTCATCACCTTGCATACCAGCTAACTCAGGCACAATCTTGCCTCTCTGCTCTGGTGTAAATCCTAAGAAACGTTTTGCCATCTATTTTTCCTTACTTGCCTACTTGCATCCATACGGCAGTAGCTATGAATGTCAGTACTGCAACTGTTCCTAATTGTACTAAAGTTTTCCAAATACTTTTCTTTGTGTCTCTCCAAGAGTCCAGCAAACTACGTAACTCTCTAATGTCAGTAGCTGCATCCATATCAGATAAACCTAAATCACACAAGGCTTGTTTAGCACCCTTCTTAGCGGCCCTATCAAGCATTTCCTCTAACTGTTCTGGTGTAATATTTGACATCATAGGTTTATAGTATATGTTCCGGGGTTAGGGTAGGTATAGCTATTACCAAGTACAGAAATGGAAACTCTTCCAGTAGCACCATTACCACCAACTGTACCACCGTTAGGATCAACACCGCCAATACCTTTAGCACCTACCACAATAGTCAACACTGATCCTGTATAGATGTTAACTGATGAAGTACCCTGATTTCTATCTGCAGCACTACCTCCAGCACCACTTGGGTCTGTGTTATATACTCCACCAAAGGTGTTAGTTTGCCTACGACCGCCGCCGCCGCCTCCACCAGCGCCATACGATGTAGATGGAGCATCACCACCGGGTTGCTCTTTACCAGAGTCAGCACCCCCAGCACCGAAAGCACTAGCCTCGCCACTACTATCAGCACTATGTCCAAGAGAGCTTGCAGCACCGCCTGTGGCACCAGTAGAGGATCTTGTTAAGATAGTAGTTCCTGAGTGAGTAATGGTAAAAGAACTATTACCACCATCACCACCATCAACTTGACCACCAGTACCAGCGCCGTTATTCATACCGCTACCACCACCCCCGCCGCCGCCGATTACATCGAAGGAGACAGACTCAATCGAGTCACTACCATACCATTCAGAAAAGTCCATATCTGTTGCAGAACCTTTACCAATTAAACCCCTTATATCACTATCGTTAAGGGAAACAGAAGTTCCACTTGCGACTGACCCAGCTGCCTCTACGTGCATTTGGTTTAGAGATATAGATCCTGATGAAGGTAATGCCATTACTTAGTCCTTTAAGGTGTTAGAGCGCCATAAGCAGTTATATTGCCTTCTACAGTAAGGTTACCATTAGAATCTAGTTGCATCCTACAGGTGCCACCAGTAAGAAATTTTAGAGAAGTTCCTGACTGTTCAATTTCCCAATTACCTAAGTCAATTTTAGAGGCTTGTACGGTTGAGTTAGGGTCAGTGGAAAAAGCACCAGTAGAGCTATTATAAGATATACCACCACTAGCTGATAAAGCATTTCTGGCTGGAGTTGCAACTCTCGCGTCTGTAAAGTAAAGGTTACTAGAGCCTTCAGTAATTGAGTCTGTATCGTGATTACTTACATCACTAACTGTTCCAGTTACATCCCCAGTCAAATTTCCTTCAAAAGTAGAGGCAACAACAGTACCTGCAGTACCACTGAAAACTTCACTACTGTTTGTCGCTTCTGGTATAAAGGTAAATTTACCCGAACTATCATTAAAACCAAAGAAACCTAGTTTAGCAGAGGTTCCGTTATGCCAGCGAAACTCAATACCACGATCTTTGTTATCATCTGAATTGGGTGCAGTATCGCCACCTAATGTGAAAATGGGATCATCTACAGTTACAGTTGTACTATTTACTGTAGTTGTAGTGCCACCTACTGTAAGATTACCATCTACTGTAAGATTATTAAATGTCACATCACTATTTGTAGCTACTGCCTGACCAATAGAGATCTCTCCGCTAGAGATAGATACACCAGTTCCACCACTAAGACCACTTTGAAGTTCACTAGTAGTTGGCCCCGTATAACTAATAACGCCCGTAGTACTATTGTAAGCTATGTCGCCCTGACCACTAACTTTAGTGACAGAAACGGCACCTCTTGCTGCAGTCTCTGCTCTTGCTGTTGTATAATATAAGTTTGATGTACCTTCTGATAAATTATCAGTGTCGTGATTAGATAGACTTGAGACTGTACCAGTTAGTGCAGCATCTGATCCATCTGTACCATTCTGAAGAACTACAGTTCCATTTGTAGATAATACGTCACCCTTTACGTTACCTGTAAGTAATCCTGAGAAACCGCCGTTACCTGTTACTAACCCTGTAAAAGTAGAGGGGGGTGTCACACTAAAAGTACCCCCTACAGTAGAGTTACTAAAATCTACATTCCCCAAAACAGTTAGGTTGTTGTCTAAGGTTGCAGCAAGTGTTACATCTAGAGTGCCTTGAAAGTCAGCATTAGCGCCAGTAAATTGAAGGGCATCTGTAGTACCAGACTTAATTGTCATATTACCAGATACATTGTTTAGACTACCAAAGTCAACTCCTGCATCTTTTAAGAGAATGTTACCACCAGCTACATCTAAAGTCATATCACCAGCGACATCCACAAGAAGGTTACCTGATGAAACGTCTAACTCATTATCTGTAAGGGTCATATAGCCATTACTACCAGCTACTACAGTATCTCCATCAAGAGTAGCCGCTGATACAGTAGAACCAAATCTACCATTCTTAAATCTGGCACTAGCCGTTGAACCACCAAGATCTATAGTGTTATCACCATTAGGTAAAACTTGGGTTGCATTTACTGTAATCTGACCTGCAGGGCCAACCTTCTCAATAGGCGCTCCTGAGTTAGAAGAACTAGGATCGTGGTTATGACCAGAGGAACCACTGAAAGCAGTTTGAACAGCATTAAACTCAGCATTAAGGTCATCAGCATCAATAACCTCATTGTTAGCTATCTGACCTGTAGTATCTTGTCTTGTATATCCTGCCATTTTAGTTTGTCCTTACTGTCTTTCGTTAGTTCTAAATTCTAACACTGCAGTGTCTAATTTAAACGTTGGATTAGTAGAGTTATCTTCGTACTTAAGTGAGACTGTCTTACCACTACCTAATGTAAATGTTTCATAAACTCTGTCAGCAAAACTGCCATAAGTAGATACACTGTATAATGAAGTGGGGGCACCATATAAAGCTGCTGTTCCTGAAGAACTCTGAAGTGTTGCTGTAGGGGGGTCAATAGTAGTACCCCTAGTTTGACCATCAAAGTCATATGACATATTCATATCTAAATTAAGTGTGGCTGTTGGCTCAACATAAGTTGTAACTCTATAAAAAGTTTTTCTTACTTGAGGATCTTGAATGGGCATATAAGGGGATTCGTAAACACACCTTATGTTCTCAGAATCAAAACTAGAGCCAAACTCCATCTTATAAACATAGCCAGAATCATTAGCAAACACAACAGTCTCAGAGTTTCCTGTAATAAGGCTATCAGATACGTTTACTTTCATACCCACTAAAGTTGCCCAAGCTATAGAGTCTGCACCTTGGGCAGAAAATTTTGTAGCAAGTAACCCAGAGGATACGTCTGAGGGAGTGCTTGCGTTGTAAGCAAATACCCTATATTGAGCTTTCTCTCTTACAACCACAGAAGAGAAACTACTAGCGCCCTTTAAAAAAGTCTCTGCATCTTTCTTGATAGGAGCAGAGGCAACAGCTAAGGCAAAGTCACCAATTCTATCAGTAGCAGATAGTAACCTAATGCCATCAGAAGATAGGTACATAACATCCCCACCTACCTCTTGAATAGTCTCTTTAGATATACACCCAATACCTAAAGCTATAGGGGCTAATTGAAAATCAGCTTCACTATTTCCTACCAGTTTAAAGATAGAAGATTTAGTAAAGATTATAAGTTGATCCCTAAATACTTTAAGACCTTCTACATTAGAACCCACATTTATAACACCCGCACCACTAGCTGTACTAAAATTAGTCTCATCAAAAGGTACACTAAATACTACTTTATCATCACTAGCATAAAAAATGTGGTTCTTAAAGTTTTCTACATCAGAAGCTGTTGCAATGTCTGCAGAGTTAGAGGAAGATAGGAACGTAAAAGTATTATCTGTATCATTATATATCGCAGGAAAGTTAACACCATCTACTAGTACGGTCTTCTTTTTTCCACCAAAGACAATATCAACAAAACGAACTCTTTGTCCTAAAGAAGCGGCGGTTCCCCTTAAAGTCCACCCACCGCCTTGACTTTCATAATACTTTGTAACACCACCATCAGCCCTAGCTGCTAGAACAAACCCCGGCCCTAAAACTTTTGAAAGAAGTACATCACCAGATCCCGGTAGGGCTGATGTGTCAAACTTAGCAAAGCCTTTTATTTTAGAGTAACCACCACTTGTAGAGGGTTCAAGATTCTGCAGAACAGCGGCTGAACCTACAGCATTTACACCTTGTTGAAGAGGACTTAGGTTTGAAATAAGACCCCCTCTAAACTCTATAGGAAATGTTTGATACTGTATAGCCATTAGTAATGTACTCTAGTGTCTCTTACGTAGCTTGTTCTGTTTATAAAGGTACTTCGTAAATGCTTAATACCCATAAGAAACTTTTGTTGTAATGCATTAGCAGCTTGCATATCACCCTTAAACATAAACAAGTAGTACATAGCACCGTCTACAATAACGTGTCTAAAATACTCTGGTAAAGCGGGAACATCTGTGTTTTTAACTAAATCTACAGGTAGTCTGTAATACTCATAGAAGATAGTGTAAGCTTTGTCTGGGGCAGGTACTAGTCCGTATTCTCTGCTAGGGGTTTGGAATACATAACGGGGCATACCTTTTAACTCAGAGTTATACTCGTAATCTGCGTATTTGTCAAGGTATTCTTCGTATGAAATCAATTTTAATTTAACTGTTTCATTACCTAATGTAGCGCTTCTAGCTATTCTAAAGCTATCCCAGTCAACAGTCTTAGCATCCCCGGGAGTAGAATACCTAACGATGTTAGCTGTAAGTGTCTCTTCTTCCTCAGAGTGGTTAAAAGGCCACTCATATTCGTGCTGGTTTATAAAGTTAATTGACGAGTTAACAGAATCTTTAATAGCAGAATAATAACCAGTAACTGTATTAAAGTTATCTGTTGTAAGCTCTACCTCATTAGACCTTCTATTTATGTCGTTAACTATGCCTAAAAAGTCATATGCCATATCACTGTTCCCGCATTCTTATTTTAATAGATCTCTCTACAGTATTAGCTAAGTTGTTAGTTATACGACAGGTAAACTTGTAGTCAACATTGTTTAAACCAGCGCTAATGTATATTGTCGCAACTGTATCTGTATTAGTCGTAGATGTGATAGTTATGTTGTTAAGAGTTTGCCCAGCCGTAATTTCTTGCATAACACCGTTAGCATCTCTAAGGAACCAAGCTACACTTGATATCGTTTTATTACCTAGAAACCGTGACCAATCTACACTATAGTCAAGTGTCTCATCTGGGTCTTTGTTGGGCCACCTAAACGCCATTTTATAATCCTTTACTTAAGTAATGTAATATAGACATACCTATCAAAAGGTGTTGTGTCTTTTTCTACAAACACTGTTCTGAGTTCTTCTACTATGACAACAGTTCTTT